AGGATATACAGTAGAAGTCCATATTACTGTTCCATAATCATCCTCACCAACAGTAGGATCAATAATACTACCTTGATCAACTAATGTTGCTTCATTTTCTATTAAACCATAGTCTGCATCAGAGAATGTAACGATGGAAGATTCATTATAATCAAATGTTACCTTCTCGACTCCACCACCAACGGTAAACAGTGAACCTGTTCCAACTTCTCTGAATGTTGCTTGAAGATTAGTATATGCACCAGAGTATGTGAATAGTGCAGTATCCTCAGTAGGTTGATATCCAGCTGCCTCATGAGATCCACCAAATCCGAACAGAGAACCACCCTGTACAAATCCATGACCCCAAGTGAATGAGTAAGTATTAAAGTTATGTCCTTTAGTACCAGAAAGACCTGGATTGGTTGGTTGGAAATAATTCTCTGGTGTTGAATCATTAATAACCTTAGGATCAGTACGGACATGCATTGTTCCGTAGGATGTAGCATCCCCTTCATGCCATATGTACCACCAGTTCTCAGAGAATTGACCTTCGTATGGATCTGCAATACCCCAATCTTCTGATAGAGTTACACTATCTGTTATTAATCCTCTATCAATGGGAGTTGAGTAACCAATGAATGCAAACTCATCATAAGCAAAGGTTCTTAGGATACTACATCCACTTAATCCTGTTAATGTACCTGATCCAGTCCAATGATATTGGAACTTAAGATTACTGTATGCACCAGACCAATTGAATAGAGTTGTCTCTCCTCCAACTACACTATCAGTTCTACACTCAGCAGATCCACCAGCACTGAATAGAGATCCAGATCCAGCACAATGCTGTCTGGTTATTGTTAGATCTTGACCACTGATATGAATAGATCCACTACCTTCCCAGAATCTAGGGAACGTTCCATCTCCTTGAGCATCATAGAGACTGTATAGTGAATATGTACCTGTATTTGCTGGTGTATCTGTTTGCCATACCTCACCATTATCAAATTCACCAGCAGTGATTGGTTTGACTGTTGTACCAAGATCTTCCTGCTCATCATATTTGTAGAATATTAATCCACAATCTTCTGACTGTGGAATAATTGTAGATTCTTCATTGTACTCATGTACAAACTTCTCAACACCAGCACCTGCATATGAGGTGTTACCAGACATAATCTCACGACTTGTCTGTGAGTATATCTCTCCACCAGTTAGATCAAATAGTGTTGTCTTATCTCCAAGTTCTGTAGAGGTCTTAGTCTCAGCGAGACCACTTGCAGCAAATAGACCACCTGAACCTGTTCTATTAGTAAGATAACTGTATGTGTTAAATTCGTGCCAAGGTGACGGTACTAAACGATGATATGACGTTGCACCTCTTACATCACCTATGTTGTATACAAATCCCCAAGACTCTTCTCCTCCGTCTTTGGGATCTAGGATACCTCCAAAATCCAAAAGAGGATCGGGAACCAATTCGATGGAACCCAAATCCTCTTGTACAAATTCTACAAATAAATCTTCGTTCCAGTCTAATGTAGATCTTACTACAGAAGCACCAGATACAGTAATCCCACCAGAGCCTACCCAGAACGCACTACTACGCTCCATACCACCGCCCATTTCAAATAGGGATCCATTACCATCCCAAATCTTTCTGATGCCTTCTAGGGCGGTAGAGGCAAGCAATGCAGTTCCAGTAGAGACATGAGAGGCAGGGCTCCATCTTTCAGTTGATCCACCAGATATGGTTGCTGTTCCAAATGGATAGTTATCTGCTGATACAGCTATCTCTCCGTAACTATCTTGACTTAAATTACTTTCTGCTTCTAAATTTGTTGGAGCATCACCAATCGAACCATAATCATCCTGAACATTAAGTACGGTAACATCACCGTAACTTTCAGTTGAATATAGTGAAATAGTTGTATTGTCGTAAGTGTAGATGCTCATCTATTACAAACAATAAAAAGGGGTTGAATACCTCCAACCCCCTTCTGAATATACTTAATAGTATTAGTGATCAGTCAAGGCTGATGTTCAATGTAACCTTAATTTGGTCACCGTTGTTCTGAATTGGGTATGGACCGTTTGTAAATCTTTCAGCGAACATTATGCTGCTGTAAAGAGTTAGGTTACCAGTTCCATCCAATGCAGGAGTTGTAGTAAATGTTGTAGTTGAAGGAGTACTGAAGATAGTGTATGTATTTTCAGTAGTTGTGGTGTTAGAAGATCCACGTGCTATGTAAATAACATCGCCTGGTTGTAAACCATGAGCAGCAGTAGCAGTTGCAACTGTATAGTCAAGTGTAATACTTGGGTCAGTAGCACCCTGAATGTTATCAGTTAGAGCAACAGCAACGTTTGAAGCATCTACCATGTAGACACGGCGTGTAGCACGATCAATACCACCAACAACTGTACTACCAGGAACAGCACTGTTTCCTCCGATAGTCATTCCAAGTGTGATGTTGTCCATAATGTTGGCGACATTAGGAAGTGTGATATAGTCGTTACCAATAACTCCAATACACACATTAGAAGCATCACCCTTTGTTAGGGTAGTAGCAGCAGCACCTGAAGCAGCATCAGCAACACCATGAACGGCAACAGGCATATTGTTTGCTCTTACGATATAGTAACCGTATACATTACCAGCAGCAGCACTAAATGTGAAAGTCTGTTCTGGGTATGTAGCAGTAGTTACAACGTTAGCAGTAGAGTCTTGATTGATTTTCCACTGACCACCATTTAGGAGGATACCATACTGACCTGTGTAATCGTATCTTGCTTCTGTACGATTGTTTACACAAGAAGGGTAATCTGTGTTAGGTGCAGTACCGTAACCGTTAGTATTACCATCAGCATATGGTTCAAAATATGCAGTCGCAGATGGGACATCTCCCTCTGCTGGAGTGGTGTCACTCGTATATAACTTTAAAATTAGATCCCTTGGTGCATTGTCCTCACGATCCAAAACAAAGTTGTTCTGGTTCACGAGATAACGAAGTGACTCCAATTCGCCAATATTAGGTACTAGCAGTGCCATTTAATTTGTCTCCAAAAATCGTTGTGTTGCTTGCTTACGTTTATTTATAAAATAATCGTCCCACTGATTATTTATCATAGGAAAACTTTCAGGGATAGCATGAATCTCCTGATAGCGTTTACTTGGTCAACCCTAACTCTAAGCATATCTCCAGCAATTATGTTTGTATCCCATAAAGGTATGGTATCGCTGAATGCTTTAAGGTTACCACTTATCTGTGGTTTATCACCACCACAGATAGTTTGGAAGTTAGGGAAATCATTGAATGTACATTTTTGTACATCTAGGATAATAACACCAACAGCATCAGCAGTTAGTGTCCACGACTGAATCTGTCCAGTAACATCAATTCCCAATTCTGCCTTAGGTCCTGTGTTCATATCGACTGATCCACTACTATAAACAAAGTTAACTGTTCTAGTAAGATCAGCAGTTGTTGCCATCGCAACAATGAAACCAGTATCACCTAGATTTGGTGCTTCACCAAATGTTATTTGTGTTCCACTAACAGAATAATCGATACCTGGGTGTTGTATCTGACCGTTAATGGAAACAATTAATTGTGCTTCATCAGTGGGTGTATATGCAGTACCATTATCAGATAAGTCAAATGTCTGCTTTACTCCATTAAATGAAGTTGTGATACTATCAAGAACAAGGTTATTGTTCTGTAAGTATTTAGCTGGAATATCATAGTTAACACCTACAGCATACTTTTTCTGAGCTTCAGAAACTACGCTATAGTTTTGAGATTGTACCGATACGTTATACGTAGGCATTATGAAACCCCAGGTGTTACTTCAAGTATTCCTTCTATTACTCGTGACTTACTACCAGATGGTGCAGTCAAAAGAATATCATAAACATACCTTCTAGCATCTAAGAGTGCTGAAGCAGCATTACCTAGACTAATAGAAAGTTGTCCATTATATCTATCTGGAAAGTCAACTGTAAAATCTGTAGAAGTAGATGAAGTATAACTCTTCTTGATTTTTGCTACAGCACTATAACCAGTAAGATTTAACGGGGTTGTGTTTGCTTCATTCTGAATATTAAAGGTCGCACTAAAGTCCGTTCCTTTTTCACATATTAGGTTAATCGGAATAGCTGCCATCTTACATATAAAGAACCCCTCACTATTTAGCGAGGGGGAAGTTTGTTAGGTTGAAGGTGGATTGGGAGGAGTAGCGACTGGTTTGTCCTCGGTAGCAGGTGGTCCCTCTAGTGGTGGTGCTTCCTCAAGAGTACCATCTAGCAATCCGATTGTTTCTAGTCCACCAACTAGTTTTGTTCTATACTCTCTGAGTCTAACCAACTCTGCTTCTGCCTTAGCGATCTTTTGGTTCGCATCAGTCAGTTGTTTTTCAAATTCCTCTTTCAAGGTTCCAGTATCCATTGCCATAATTGTAAAGATCGATCTTACTTATTTATTATAGCACAGATCATCTATCTTTGCATACCACGTATCATAGATTTCAAAACTTCTATCTCAGATTTAAGTTCTTCTATCTCTCTATCAGTCCTACCAGACTTAGCACGTGCTGTTCTTATCGCTTCAAATGTCTTGGTATCACTATTGATTATAGCACCTGTATTTGAGTCTCTATAAAGACTATCCTCACCTTGTACTTTTATATTCATTAGAAGGATGCTACTGCTCTTAGGTCTTGTAACTTAGGTACGTATGATGGGTTATCCGAATTCATAACAACCTTAACAGCAAACGAAGTAAATTCAGGTAAATTAGAAACACTAAATGGAATCTCTTGATATGACTCCTGTTTTTCAAATAGACCAGAAATCTCATTTTCAGCAGATGCAGATAATTCTATATCAGATTTACCATCTACATTAAAGTACTTCCACTCAATATCATCAAAGTTAGTTTCACTTGATTCCTCTTTATATTTGTAAAGAACCTTGATATCACTAATGTTTCTCACATTAGCAGTGATCTTAACATCAATAGATGTACCAGCATTATCTAAAGCAATTTCTTTGGTAACATACTTAGATACTCCAGAAGTATTCTTAGAAGAATCTTCAGACACATATCCAATACCATCTTGATATTCAATAGAATTAACTTCCCACCAATCAGAAGTATTTGCTGCTTGACCAACATATTGAAGATAATCACCAACTCTGAATACATCCGCTACCTGATCAGAAGGTGTTGCTGCCCTAGCATATGCAGATCCACCAGTCACTTTAGATGTAAAGTCATTGTTAATAGGTTGTTTGTTATTAAAGATGACCAATTCCTGATCCTTAGCATCCCAATCAACAATAATACCACTTATCTTATCAAGATATAATTCATCGTCTGTTATAGATGCATTCTCATTGCTATTATATGCATTAAGTGTTGTATTAACTGTAAATGATGGTACTACTTCAGTTGAACCAGCATTTGTTATAGTAACACCAGTCAATGTTGTCTGTGAACTAAAGGTCAATGCCTCAGTTGCTTTAAATTGACCATTATTCAATAACTTAATGGTTACTGTGCTAGTTGAACCATCCCAAGCAAGAACCTTACCGTTTCCTCCTTGCAATCCAGCAATTTCAGATGTGGTTGTATTAGTTGTAGAATCTACACTTTGACCAACTGTAATATCAGTTCCACTATGACCAGTGATAACAAATGTAAAGATCTTATACATTCTAATCTTCTGATTCTGTCTACCATACCTAGATTCCTTTCCAGTAGGATTCTCTATTCTGTTAGAGATTGTTTTAACAGAACTAGTCCTTAAATCAACCAAAGGAGATAATGTTGTAGAAGTAGATTCAAGATCTAATTTATAGATCAAAGAATTAGAAATATCATTCCTCAATTCATTAATCCTAGATGCTACGACCTTTTGATTAATGAAGAAATGTTCTTGACCAATAAATGTCTTCTCATAATCAGACTGTGAATATGAAACATAATTAACAGATCCACTATCCACAGGAATAACATTAGTTGTTTTAACTGAAGAATTAATAGATGTTTGTGGGAATGAAATGTAACCTATATCAGCATATAATTTTTCATACTTTCTGTTAGTTGCAATCAATCCAGCAGATGTACCACCAATAGCATTAGAAGATGCTTGTGTGGGAGATACAATATTAAATGTATCAATACCACAATTCTCAACAGGGAACAATCTTGTATTCAAAGAAGAAGCACTAACACCACCAACTTCAATCATATCTTTAAAGAATACAAAGGACTTACCTCCATCTTCAAATCCATGATCTCTATGTGTTACTTCCACATAAGTATTATTTCCTCTAAATCTCTTTAATGTACCACTACTACTAGACTCACTACTTGTACGAATAGAAGAAGCATACATCTTCTCATATCCTACTGGTTTATTAGTAAGTAATAGACTACCTGATCTAGAAACATCAAATTCTGCTCTATTCAATTGGAATTTGATATCCTCTTTAAGATTCTCTGTCCAACTATCAACATTCTGTGATCTGTATACAGACCCAAGTCCAGGTTGTACAGTTACAGTACCAGAACCAGATGATTCTCCAACTTCAGATGCCCATATTTCATAATCAACAGAATCTGTTTCAACAACGAAAGCATATTCCGTATCATTTTGCAAATAAACTGGGTAATCAAACTTAAAGTAAGTTGCTACACTACCACTAGTGTCTGTAGCAAGATTAGTTGCTACTCCCATTCTTACACCTGGAGTATCAATAGTAACAACTGCTTTAACTGCTGCTCCATTATTACCAGTTCCTGTACCACTAATAACAATAGAAGGAGCACTAGTATATCCAGAACCAGCGATAGAAACATCAGAATTATAAAGTTTACCATCAGATAGTCCAAGTGATCCAGTAGCAGTTGTACCACCTGGAAGTTGTGGACTCTCAATGGTCATAGATGCAGTATCATAACTTGAACCAGCACCAATAACTTTCAGATCTGTTACCCTACCAGAATCCTTAGCAATAGTAACTGTGATATTTGTATTATTAGTATTGTTTGCAAGTGTTAGAGAAGGTATAGTAAGAGTTTCTGCTTGTTGGAAAGAAGTACCATTATTATTAGAAAGTACTAAGGTGTATACCTGATCTGGAGCAACTGGGATTTTATTAGCATTTCCAGGAAGTACTTCAATACCAGTCTTATCAAATATCTTATAGACAGGACCAGATGCACCTGAAACAAGACCAGTTACACTTTCGCCAATTTCAATAGTAGTTTCTTGAGAAACATATATCTTCAGATATGTTTCAGGTGAAAGTGTATTCTCACTACCAGGAATAACATAACTACCTGGTTTACCACTTACTGTATTTGTAAGGTATGTTCTAATAGGAATCTTAGATGCTTTCTTATTGAAATACAAACTCAATCCAGTAACAAAACAACCACCATCAAGATTCTCAACCTTAAAGGTTTGAGTTAATGGACTTGGTTTCTTCTGTGTACTTGTATCAAGATCAACGATCTGTTTACCTTCATTTGCCTTCAAGTAAGCAGGAAGTGTTGAAACAATACTGCTAATATTAGCAGGTAGAACTCCAGTAGGATAATACTTAAGTTCTGTAAATGTTTCTACATTATCCTTATTCTCATCAGTAGAACTTGAAGTAAATCTGAGAGTCTTTTCACCTACAGTAAATTGTAATTCTTCGGATGTAGTATCATAAACAGTATTGTACAAATAATTATTCCATGTACTTCCTTCTACTGGGGCATATCCATTTGGAATAACAATAAGACCACTAGCATTACCACTACCATCAGTAACTATAGAACCACCAAATGTGGATAAAGAATTACCAGGAATACCTGTAAATCTAAGATCAGGATTAGTCCACCTACTAATATCTCTACCTTCCATAAATGGGTAGATCCTAGTATTAGGTTTCATTCTACGAATAGTAAACTTAACTGCTTTTGATCTAGCAAATTGTTTAAGTGATGTTGCAACAGCAGTTTCACCAATAACTTTAGTTTGAATACCTTTACCAGTCTCATTATTCTGTGGACTGATATTAGAGGAACTTGCTACATTAGCAATTTTAACAGAAGATGTTACCTGATCTGAATTGATATCAGAAAGAGGTCCAATGTTAAAGAAGTTCTGATTAGATCCAACCCAGTTAACAGCATAACTGTTATGAATACTTGAATATGCTTCTCTAATATTATTCTTCGCCAAGAAAATAGTATAGAGTTGAGTATTGTTATCAGAGATCAATGGTGAATCAGTATTCTCATACCAAGAATCTACTGGTGCATCAAGAGATGCATCTCCAACATACTGAATAACCACAAATGGATTTGGGTTAATAGTCTTAGTTGCAAATGGGTTATCAAGCAACTTAAGTTCTGTGTATGGAAGAGTAATAACATCACCAGTTCTTTGATAACCAGCAACGACTCTTTCATCTTCTTTTGTATTGACTTCTTCTAAATCAAATGAATCTTCTCTTGATTGAGATCTCAATACAGATTGTTTTGTATCAATAGCACACTTATAATCAATAGACTTAAGGTTACCTACCTTATGAGTCTCGAAATTATCTACAACAAATCCACTCTTGTATCTTTCAAGTCCCACTTCATCCTTAATCTGCATATTTAATGCTTGTTGCTCAAGGACACTAAGAAGTGTATAGTACTCTAATCTCTCAACACGTTTCTCTAACTTGCCGATATCACGCATTGTATAACGCTTATTATCAACAGGTACAACTCTTACATCAGAACTATTAGTTGTGTAAGCAGGAATGTAAAGATAAGATAGAGCAATAGAATCATCAACTGCTTCAGGTCTTGATGGGTTAAGTGAAGGATTACCTTCCTTAACTATAAATTCACCTTTCTTAGTCAAGAAAACTCCATCAATTCGATCAAGATATTGATCCTGATAGAATGATATTGTGAATGGAAGATTAGTATCAGATGCAGGACAACTGGATACTACACCACCATCTCCAATAAAATCATTAAATGAAGAGTTCTTAAAGATAGATTGATCTTGGAAACCAGTAATGGTCGCATTATTATCGACTTTAGGTCTAAAATCAATAACATCCCTTAAGTTAGTAATACCAAATACAGATGAGTTAAATGTAGGAATCTCATCAGCACTAACACCAGCTTCATGTAAATATGAATCTACTGTACAGAAGTCACCTTGTGAATGATCAAAGTAATCAAATGATGCTAATAGTTGACCTGTTGGAAGATCAAAACCAGGTTTAATAACAATACGAGACACATCATAGAGTGTATCTCTTTGACCATCATCAAATGTGAATCTACTAGTAACATCAGTACCGCTAATTAGATTACCAGCACTATCTACAGTTGGAGGAGCAGTTGAAGATCCTTCATAAATGTAATTGATTTTAAGAACATCAGAATATGAAACAGTATTAATTTCTGCTGCTTCCTGATCTTGTCCTCTCAAAGGAATAACTTTATCTCCAGCAGGAGTAATTACAATTTTCTTATCTCTAATAACTGTCTTTAATCTAGGTCTTGCTTTAGTCAATTCTAGAGTAGCAGACAATTTTAGTTTTGGATACTCAGATCCTCCACTAAGAGCACCAAAATAATTATCAGATAGTGTAACAGTAACACTACCAGCAGTCAAACCAGTTGTGGTATCAGTAGAACTTGCTACCTCTACAGCATTTGCTGGTACATAAACCACATCACCAGTTTCTACAGCAGATGCATTTCCTTTATCATGAATAGTAATAAGGAAATTCTGTTCTGTATAATCAACAAACTTTTGAGTACCAAATTCTAATTGTGCTTTAAATGTTAACTGACCACCAGATGAAGAAGAATCAAGAACAAAATCTCTTCTCTGATAATACTTAAGAGCAGTATCATCAACTCCCTTAACAAGAGACTTAATCTGCTTACTTCCTGTTGGGAATATTAATGATGACTTAGATGAATTTTCAACCTTTGGTCTTATTCTAACAACAGTTGTAGAAGCAACATCACTAGGTAGAAGAGAATCTAAGTATATTCTTGACTTCTTAGCACCTTCTGGTCTAGTTGCTTGCTGTACTATTGCCTTAACAAGATTATTATTTGCATCAGAGAATTGTACTAAATCTCCTTGTACAAGAACTTTAGATGCATCTCCACCAAAACCTGTACACTCAACATACTGATTACCAACAGAACCACTAAATGTAAAATCAGTAACATTTGTGCTTCTTACATATGCTTCTCTTGATAATTCTACATCAGATGTGAATAGATGAGGTGGTTGACCTCCAGCAGGAGCAACACCAAATCTGGCATGCATAGATTTAACATTCTGTGGTGTGAATGTTTGAATAACATTCTTGAATAAAACTGCACGTGAAATAGCAGAATTATTAGAATTAAATGTACCAGATGTAGTTGTTAATGCTACAACAGGTGGTTGAGAGTAAACTGTAGATACAGAATCTCTTGCTACAATACCAATCTTATATACTCCACCACCACCATCTAAACTAGGAGCAATAATAGATGGATCGTATTTAATACCATCTACCACTACAGCAGTTAAACCACCATAATTAAGTCCTCTTTTATCAACAATGAAATGTGAAATAGTATTCTCTCTAGCAATTCTTAGAGCATTACCTGCTTCATCAAATATAGTTTCACCTTCTACAAAAGATCCAGAAAGAACCTTAACATAGAGTGTACTACCCCATGAAAGATAACCATCAGCAGATCCTTCTACTACAGCATAAGCACCACTCTTAGATCCAGTAACATACTTACCAGAAGCAAATGTACCATCTGCTTTATTACTATCAACTGTGATCTTTGTTAAGAATGTCGGATTAAAGTACGACATCTTGAATGTGGAATTATATGAAGATATTGCACCTATTCTACCCTTAGAAAGGATTCTATCAGAATCAGGATTAAATCCAATTCCTCTTTCTTGTAAAGTAAAGTTCTTTGGTTTAGCAAGACCAACTGTAGGAACAATCATCTCACTATAAGAAACCAAATGACCAAATATATCATTTGTATCTGGTGTCTCTGCTCCTACTTTAGTAAAGAATAACTTAGTTCTAAAATCAGCATCATTCTCGTTATATTCTCTACAAAGAAGATCAACTACATCTCTCCTTCCAAGAAGAGTTAATTCGATATATGCTTCAGTACCTAGGAAAGAATTGGGGAATTGAGCATTAGAACCATGAAACTTAGAATATGCAAGAACAGTTAATTCCTGTGTATCATTTGATTGAGATGAAGTTCTAATCCAGAAAGAACCATGAGATGCTTCCCATCCAGAATTTACAATATCACCAAAAGTCTTACCTGCTGCTGATGTAGTAATGTCTACAAGAACAGTCTTTATTGCTTGATCAGAACTATAATTATTAGTTCTCCTTACACGAGTCTGTTTATGTCCATCAATTTCTCCATTTGTACCCAAACCATCTGTAGAAGCTTCTGTATTATTCTGTCCTAGAGAACCATCACTAAAGACACTATTCAAATATAATGTTGGGTAAGCAGATAATTCAGCACCAAAAGAATTCAGTGGAATTGTATTGTAAGTATTTGTTAGATAAAAACTTGAAAGACCAGAATGCTTAAGAGTAATATTATCTCTCTCAAGTGATGATCTAGATTTATTTAATGGTAAATACTTACTTTCCTTATTAACAATCTCATAACCCTTAATGTATGCCTTACCAGCACCAACTGTTGCAACCAATTTACCTACTGCATCCTGCTCTGTTAAACCATTAACCAATTCAGTTGTTGGATTCTTAGAATATATTCCTCTGTTACCATTACGTTGATAATACTCACGAATATCTGTTGGGAAATCCTCTACAACATAATCACCAGATTCATCAAAGGTTCTTCTTGCTAAAGTCTCTTCAATTACGTTATAATCTGCTGCTTTAATCTTCCTCTGTACAGATCCTCTCTTTACGGTAAGAAGTTGAATAAAATTACTGTCTGTGGTAGCATCTAATTCATATTTAATTAGATCCAATCCAATCGATAATCTGTGAGCACCAGGAGCACTAAAGTTTGCAAATCCTCTTGCTTGATCATAGAGTGTTGAATCTTCTTCAGGAGTGATTAAAGACTCTGTGATTTTAAAACCTACCTTAGCGGAAGGAGCATTTGTATATGGTTCAAGAATAAGAAGTTCAGAATCGTTACGAACAAAATGACCATTTACAAAGTAAATACCTTCTTCTACTTGTACAGCAGAAGCATACCCCATTGCAGGACTAGTCTGTGAGGTCTCTACACCTGTGTCTGGGTCTTTTGTTACCACAGCAGTAGGTAGAACACTTCCGTCCGTTCCAACCACCAAAAGCGGTGTATTAACACCATCTACAACTTCTAGTGTTTCTCCTTGACGGAATGTAGATTCATTGTTCGCATTACCACTACTTGTATAGTTTACATAAACTGTATCAGCAGAGGTTGTAGTTGCATAACGAGTTGAAATAACTGTACCTGTAACACCAGATGTTATCCCCTTTAACGTCTGACCTACCAGGAGTTTAGTGTCGTATTTTTTAAATACGATATTTGATCCTTCTGATACTGCAACTTCAGTAACAGATGAGATTTTAACATAATCTAATTTATTATTTAAACCAACTTCCCCAGGAATGACCAAATCACCCTGTTTGAATTGTTTACGCCCAAAAGATTCAATCTGATTCTGTAGAATAGATTGAAGTTGAGTTAATTCTCTCGCTTGTATTGAGTAACCAGGACGAAAAAGAACTCTATAAAAGTTCTTTGTTGCATCGTAGTCATCATAATATGGACTTACATTGAGATTCGTCTTTTGTGGCATCGTAAACCAAAGCTAACATGGGGGAGGTTAGAATTCGATTACTAGCTTGATGTCCTCTATTTGGTCAGCAGCTCTAGTAATAAGTCTTCTGTTCTCTATGTATACGAGTTCTCCAGAGTTAGATTTGATCTCAGGTGTCGCCAAACCTGCGGTGAATGTTACACCTTCAGCAGTTGAACCATATGATGTGTTAACTGTAACAGATACAGCAGTACCAGCATCAGTAATAGCGTTAGATGCATCAGATGCAAATGCTCTTACTACACCACTATCTGTGTGTGATTGTGGTGATTGATAATACTTAAGAATACCGTCTGTAGTACTGGAATCATCAAGTTTCCAAGAAACAACAGTTCCCTTAGCAGTTCCACCAGTTACAGTTTGTGAAATCTGATTATCTTTTCCGAAGGAACTACTAGTAAGTCCAGTTCCTGTGACTCTTACAGCGTATACACCAGAGAGGGTGTTTGCAGTTGCATAATTTGTAGAACCCCACTGAAGTGGATCTTTAATAAGTCCAATTCTACGGAAGTCGTTATCAACAGGGAAATCGCCTTGTCCTTCTGCATAGGTAAGACGAACATTAACCATCACACGCTTTGCGTTTAATTCTTGTGAAAGGTTAGCACCATGACCACCTTCAGGTGGAATGATAACTTCAAGAGCACCACGAGCAGAACCACCAATAGATTCTGAAGTAGCAAGTGTGCTATCACTAAAGACACCATAAGCATCTCCACCAGCACCTGTTCCAGTACCAGTTACCAAAGCAACACTACCATATGTGTATCCAGTTCCTGCTACTTCAACAGCAGAAGAGGTAAGAGCACCAGTACCATCTGTTTCAATCTTAACGATACCACCTGTACCATCTCCAAGAATAGGAGCATAAAGTGCAGAAGCACCAGTTTTGTTAGCAGGAAGTGCAAGACCAACATCTTTGATAAGAACTGTATCAATAGCACCATCAACAGCAGCAGGACCAGCATATGTGCCGATAGGCATGAAGTCACTGGATAGGAAATCCATAACTTGCTGAGTGGTCATTGTATAAAGGTACTTCCAACGATATCCGTCAGTAGGACCAGTATATACACCATTAGCATAGTTATTTGCTGTAGTAGGCATATCAGAAGCGTTACCACCACCAGCAGTTACATCTTCTTTATTGTAAAGGCACTTGAATACTTCATAACTGCTGTTCATAACGTAGAACTTAGCAGCACTAAGTGTATTAGCACCAGTAACACCAGCCTTAGCAGTACCACCTGAAGCAGGAGCACCAGTATAATCTGGTTTGTACATATCGAACTTAGGGTTCAATACTGTATTCCAGTTATAACGAGGAGTAACGGAAATAACGTTAGATGACTCTACCCTTTTCGCAGCAATCAATTCTTCGTAAATCTTGAATTTCTCTTCTTGGTTATCCAGAGGAGCAGGAGCATTAGTCTCGTCAGCAATACGATGAACACCCGCTTTTGCTTCAGCACCAGTGTCGGCAGCACCAGCATATCCCTTAATTACATTACCAGATGTCGGAGTACCTGAGGCAGGAGAAGGAGAGTGAACTAACAATGAGTTAGGATTAACCTTACGTACAGTTGCTTTCCATGTGGTAGAACCATATGCTGTAGCACCACCAGATCCAGCATCGTAGACCTCATCTCCTACAGCAAATGCAGTACCATTAGCATTATAGATCTCCAGGTACGAATCCCATTGGTCTGACCGACCAACAAAAAAGTACATTCGAGAACGATCCGCACTAGTATCGTTTGCTCCTTCCGTAAGTGATTCTAGAAACTGATTAGCATTAAAAATGCGAAACTTTTCAGAGATGATTGCCGACATAATTGAAATTGGGTAGTTTTTTACTACAGGATATCCGAGTTATTTATATTTATACTTGTCTAACTACAGTTCCTGCGAGTTCTGTTGTAAGACCTGTTGGTTGTGATGTATTAACGTTTGTTGATACAGAGGTGATTGTTGCTGTACAATCGTTGTTACCAGCTTGGAGTGTGATAGTATCATTCACAGAATAACCTAATCCTCCAAAGTTTGCGGTAATATAATTAACATCACCTGTACCAGAGGTAAAGTTAACCGTTAACCCTGAACCTGTTCCACCTGTGACTCCACAAGTTCCAGATAAAGGATAACCAGTACCAGTTGTTATGATATTTATCGTACCTTGTACAGTACCGTTATACAATACAGCTAAAGTTGTTCCCGTTTTAGAAGAATATTCTAACGGGAATTTACCACACAAGACTTCACCACTAGCAGTAAAGTTTGTTGGATTGGTAACATAAACAAATGCATCACCCCACGAGAAGTCAGAGTCCAACAGCAATGCGTTAGAAATTGACGTTGTTGAGGATCCCATTCCTACTGTTGGTGTATTAACTGGAGTACTAACAATATTGTTGGTTGTACTACTGACCAAAGATTGAAGTTGAATCTGTTTTTGGAAAACTGACTCATCAAAAGATGCGGAAGTTATAGCATTTTGTACCACACTATTGTTAGGTGATACTCGAACTTCTAACGTCTTACCCACAACAGAATTATCAAAATTAGTAATTATTGTGTTCGTTAACTGCTTAACTGATCCAGCAGCAATAGTTGCAGAATGACTAAACTCATATGACTGTTGTATTGGATCTGTAATAACAGCAACGGTATTTGTAATACCTGGATTTGCTGCTGCAACTATGTTACGAGTATACTTAGTATCAAATGTTCTATGCTTTTTAATAATATTGTATCCACGTGATACATTAACAATAGGAGCAGACGTATATCCACTACCACCTTCATCAAGAACAACATCCAGAACTTCACCACCATCAACAATAACATGTGCTTTAGCACCTCCACCATTAGTATCTAATGGTTCAAATGTTAATATTGGTGGACTATCATACTGATAAGCATCAGGGTTCTTACTAAGTTCTCTCTTATTCCAAGTTAAAGAAGTTACTACTCCACTTGTTATAACTGCTGTAATATCAAGTCCTTCACCACGACTAATACCGTTATAGTTACTAACAGCAATAGTTGCTACACTATCATTAGATGCTTGAGTATTAGGTACAAATCCCAAAGGATTTACTCTATTAGGAACTCGTTTAACTAACCTATACTCATCTTCTCCATCAATTTGAATACGATCTCCTGGTTCAACATTAGTAATACCTGGACGTACAGTATCATATAACCAACCTGCTGCATCCTTCTTCATTATGCGTTTTCCATTTTCACTAACATAAGATACTTCTGTAGTAGCAGATGATAAATCAACTTCAACATAATCAGCATTTACAATATCAGTATTAGCAGCAACTCTGATAGGTTGCGTAAAATCTATATCAGGATTCTGACTACTCATAGTCCAATACCAGTTACTTGCAGTCTTCTGATATTTTCTAACTATACCAAGAGATTTAACACCTTGATATACAATAGTACCATCTTTAACACCAGTTATGAATGTATCATAAGCAGAATCTGCTCCAGTAACAGTAACAGTAACTTCATTTAAGAATAAATTTGGTTCAATATTATAACCATCAAGTAATTGGTCAGTAGAAGTACCAATAAAGAGAGCAATATCAACAGATTGTCCCTTTCTCAATGGTTGTGAGAAAGTTATACTAGATTCGTTAATAGTGTAAGCAGTAGTTCTCTTCTGTAATACACCATCTATAAACACAAATAAGAACCTATCATCATCAACAACCACAACTTCACCTGTCTCCTCATTCCTCATAACAAAAGGACCAGTTACAATATCATTAAAGTTTTCTTCTCTTATAACCAAACGAGTGTAACCACCAACATTATGAGCAAAGAACTTCTCTACTGATAAAGGTTCTTGTACAAGGAGGGTATTTCCCCCTTGCTCCCACTTAGGTGCTTCAGCAAATATAACTTTATCTGGAATTGATGCATCTGCATCTCTCTTAATATAATATGCATTTCCTCTAGGGAAGGTCTCATCATACTTAGCATTTTGGAATATACCATTAACAACCATAAAGAGATCTTGTCCAACAGAGGTTTTAACCAATGTGTTATCTGTATAATACAATTCAAACTCTTTATTAACACCATCAAAATAATCGGGTGTTGATTTCTCAACGGTAGTACCATTAAGAATATTTTGTACATTCAAGAATAGTGCGTTTAATGCGGATGAGACATCACTACATTCAGTAAATATATTTGCTTTAGAAAGAATATTAATATTTGTATATGTCTTGCTAGGAGACCAATTACCAGTCCTCTGGTTATTATCAACAGTCTTTTCAAATATATTTGGACCTTTGTTAATAGTATCCGAAACCAAAGTCTTGTAAGTATCTAATGTTTGCTCTACTAAAGCACAATTACCAACAGAACCACCATTAGGATCTGGTAAGATAGTATTATCAGAGAAAGGTACTACGCTAGTATATGTTCCTGTTGGTAGAGTACTCTTGATAGCAGTAATCATCAAATTAATTGCATACCCATATGCTGCAATACTTTCTGCTTTTTGATCAACTATATGAGAAAGTTTATTTCCAAAATAATATCTTTCAGCAAAATCAATAACGTTGTAGTTACCACCATACCTAATATGATATACAATAGCATCAACCAGATATCCAGTATCTCTCTTACACTTATCTTCAGATGGGATATTAATTGAAGGATAAGTTGCTTTAACCCAACCCAAAGTTTCTTCTTGAATATACTGCTTGTTATTTTCTATCAAATAAGCAGCATCCATAAACATACCATCATTTATTCTGCTGAACGAGAATGTAACTTCACCAATGTTGTTAATAGTAGAGTAAATCGTAGTAACTGCACCAACTCCAATGGTAAGCGTTCCTCCTGTGCCAATTTGTACTGGTCCATAGTTCGTCTGTCCTGTATTAGTAACTGAAGTTGTAATAGTTTGACCAGAATAACTAAGATTAGATGTTTTAGAAACTTTAATTCTAGTATCACTTAAGATTTCAGTAACAGTAGTGCCTGGGTCAAATTGCTGTCCACTACTTACAGTCATACCTACACATATTCCCAATGAAGAGGGAACTTCAATAATATCAACACCTTGAGTTACAGTACAACCTGTTAAACTCAAATCCCAATTCCTTGTAGCAGCAATACAAAGATTCATTGCATACTTGTATGTTGCAATACTCTCTGATAACTGTGCAGAAATATGTGATAGAACACCTTCATTGAAATACTTACTTGCTGCATCATGAGTAGCAGTATTTCCTCCAAAACGAAGGTCATGCTCAAAAGCATCAACAATAAGACCAATATCTCTTATACACTTAGATTCATATTGATTCCATGTAATGTAAGGATATGTTGACTTAGCATACCCAATTGCTTCTTCTTGAATGAATGTTCTGTTGAATCTCAATTGGTTAGCAGCATCTATCCATGTTCCTTCTTTTTGGAATATAGGTCTAACCTTTTTAAGATGCTGTACATTTAAAGTGTTATCTTTAAATTGAAATAGTCTACCGACAAATTTAGTTGCAGAAATACTATTACTATCAACAACCCTAGGACCAAAGGGTGCTTTAGCAAATGTAATTGTATTTCCAGTTACTGTATATGAAGTTTCTGGTTCTTGTAATACACCATCAAGAGTAATAGTTAAAGCAACAGCATTGTATGGTGTTATTGGTTGATTACTCTTAGTGTCTATTATTGTAAACTCTCTAGTACCAGTTATATTACCATCAGAATTAAAATCACCATCAAATGCTGGAGTTAAAGTAAGTTCTCTGGCGATCAAACCACTGGTATCACTGGATTTCTCAGTTACTGATCCATTACCTCTCAGAATATTGAGATCTTGATTCAGATTGATAACAGTTTGATGATGTCTCTTAGTATCTACTACAGTTGCCTTATTAGTTTCTTCATTCCATAGTTTTAAAGTAGATACCTGTGATGTCTTAGAATTCTCATTAATCTTAACATCTGCTTTACCATCAATATTCAATTCACCAAAGACTTTAAATCCAGCAGGATGAACAGATTCTTTAATAAGATCTCTCCAATCTTCAATACCAGTTTTTGACTCTACAACATATGAATAATCTTGATAAAAATGATTATCTGCAATTTTATGAGTTCTTACTCCAACTTTACCCTTATCAGAAGTAAATGTACCAAGATTATCCCAATATGATCTTAGATCTACATTGAACTCAGTCTTCAATGCAGATATAACTTTTCCTGATGCCCTACTAGCAGAACCAACTACATTCACACCAGTTACAAATTCACCAGAATTAATGGACACCTTGAGGATATTAGATCCTCTTCTCCATCCATTAGCAACAACAGTTCCAACTGAATTTCCTTGAGTTACTCTTTCTCCATTAAGAAACTCATCTGTAGTATCAACAATTAAAGCAATACTACAAGAATGTTTTCTAAGAATAGATTTATCATTCCAAACACCAGAACTATTAAATTCAATATCAACATTCTTAGTAATACCAATGGAAGATCCTAGAGCATATGCTCTTACATCACCTTCTATAACTTTAAGAGATGGTTTATAACTATAATTCTTTCCTTTATTGATAACATCAACTCTAGCAATGTTATTAGTAAAGGTTTTTAAGACTTTAAATTCTGCTTCTGTTCCATCACCATCAGAAACAACTACTTTTGGTTTAGAGTAATTTGATCCAGCAGTATTAATTACAACACCAGTTATATTCTTGTTTACAGCATCCCACTCAGCAGAAACAGTAGCAGTATAGACATTATTCAATTCTCCTCCCAATACTAGAGGAACTTTTTTATATCCAGATCCAAGATTAGATACACTAACTGAATTAATAGCACCAATAGCAGAACGAGATGTAGTAGTGTACTTCATCACACCAGTTCCATACCATTCTGGAAGTTCAGTTAATTCATATACAAATCTATTTGCTGTTACAAAACTAACTTTAACACCAGACTGTACAGACTCACTACCAGCAGTTAGTGCGTCAGATACTTCATACCTTCCCTGTAAAGGATCATTAATGACCTCAAGATAATTGTTATTATCTTCAATAGTACTAATATTACCAATGCGAATAGTATTATCACCATTTTGCATTGTTCTTACTATAGACTTATAGTAATATCTCTGATAACTTCTTGGTTTTCTATCCGTAAGAGTACCAGTTAAACTAATATCACCAATCCTAGGTCCATAACCAAATTTAACATAAACATAAGAATCTGGTAGACCTGGACTACCAACCCTAACTACTTCTTCTGCAATTATATTATCGTTCTGACTAGGAGAAACTACAAACTCAGCATATCCATTAGTGAAATGACTTACATCAAATCTATACTGATAGAATTCTTGTATATTAATATTTGGTGAGATTTCATAAGGACCAGATACTGTATCTGATATCTTAGTTACAATCTTATAATCAGAAACAGCAGTTATTTCAATGTTTCTCTTAGGAAGACTCTCATCAAAAACTGTAGACTCTTCAAATACCTTATACTTTGCAAAATCACCAGCAATAAAGAATCCTTGATCGTGTTCAACAACTAACTTATTATTTGTGAAAGATAAGATCACAGGATCTAATGCAGTAACACCAGTAATAGGTACTGTAGATCCTGGTGTGAACTTATATGAACCTTGGTACAAGTGTACTACTTCATCATCGAAATGATCAATATCGTGGGTATTATTCTGTGCTCTAAGAACAGTTAATTCATTATCTGTTGCCGATATTGCAGTAATTTTTAATAGTTCATCTCCAACTTTTATAAGATCATTATTAGCAAATCCAGAAACATTATCAACAGTTAGAATAGTCTCACCAGAAGAAAAACCAATATGATCTACAACCAAACGTAACCTTTGTGTACTAGTAGCAGAGCTTGCCCTAGAAAGAGATGAATCCTCTACAGTAAGAACATCACCCTTAATATATCCTGATCCTTTAGATGTAATAACTACTGAAGTTACTGATCCAGCAGAAGATACAACTATAGTTGCTCTAGCATTTCCAGAATCACCAACAGCACCTATATTAGTTCTATTAGCATTTTGATCAGAAAATATTAACTCAATATTATTGTAAGTATTAGTTGCATAATCTAAACCTCCATTACGAAGATCTGCTCTACCTAATCCAGCATCATTAAGAGCAGTAGTAAAACTAGGTGCTTTAAGTTCTATTTCTTGAATAGCACCCAATTGAACATATTTTGTAGTTGTTGTTAAACTATCATCAGGATCTATACTAATATTAACTACATCACCTATACCCAATTCATGATCTCCAGTTGTCTTAACTAAAGCAATATTAGTAATGACCTTGAATGGAACCAATCCAGTACTCAAACTTTGTGTTGTGAGAATAGTTGCACCAATAGTATTCAGTAAATTATCACTCTTAAGAAAATAACCAGACTGAGGAGAGAATGTTCCTGATTTAACTTTTAATTTTACCGAGTTCCTTTTCTCTGTCGATTCAATTACCTCACCTGTTGCTAGTACATTTGAACCATCAGTTAATTCGATAGCAGCACCAGCAGTAAATGTTGCGTTAGAACTTAATACCACATTAATTGATAATGTAGTAGCATCAAATAAACCACTCTCATCAAAAGTGCCTACAACATCCTCTAGAACAAGAACCTTACCATCAAGTACATCTCCAACAACAGTACCATAAGCACCACTAGAAGGTTGTGATAGTTTGTCCTCAGAAAATACATAACAATTATTTGTAATTTGTACTTTTGCTACTTTTCTTTGATCAGTTGCTCTAATTTCTGTAACCGTTTTACCTTCAATAGAAGAAATAGATCCACTAGCATTACTTCCATTAGTTCCAGCATTATCTAAAACCAGTTCGGAACCAACTTTAAAATTACTACTAGAACCATAAATTTGAAAACCATCAACGCTACCAGTAGAGGTATCTTTGATTGTAGCTCTTGCTTTAAGTCCATTTTGAGGTATACCTGGAGTTCTTAATCTAGTAGCATCAATAGTAATATCATTATGAGTCTGATTCTGCTCATAATTTGCAGCAAGAGGCAACGAATAGAAATTCTCACCTAGAATATAAGGATATGCTGGTACATCTGTACTATCAAGAGTAACAAAATAAGCATATGTGCCTTTTGGATACTCAGGTGTTACACAGAATCTTCCATTATTCTTATCAAGAGAAGCATACCTATCAATGTAATAATAATCTTGAATGAATGTACCAAGAGGATAACTGACTATAGACGGACCATCTGATCTCGAAGATCTTTTCTCATATCCACTAGTCATCTTGACTATAGCAGTAGTAGAGTCTACTGGGTCTGTATATCCATAAGGACCATATATCGGATTACCATCATATGCATATCCAATAATAGGTGAATGATTGATACCAGTATCAGACATTAATGTCTTCAATGTTGGAGAATATGATAGCACTCCATATTGATAGAATCCCTGATCATTCTTATGAGAAAAACCATATTCCGTGTCTTTATCCGTAGTTACTTCATATCTGTTTTTAATCCACTCATAAATTGATGCAGTTGCTGTAGCATTTGCTCCATCAGGTATTATTTGAATTATTACATTACCATCAGAATAGAAATTACCACCATTTATTCTTGTAGTTGATGTTATCTGTCCAGCAGCAGATATAGTACATGTATATTCTGCAAATCTTCCTCTACCTTGACTATCAACAATTCGTATAGTAGGAGGAGCAGAATAATATTCACCAGGATCAGCAATTACCAAAGAGGTTATAACTCCTTGTGTTACAACAGGTGTAAGGATTGCATTTCTACCAGATACAATATCTACATCTGGAGCAATAGTATAAGAACCTGCTTCAATAACATTAATTGATTCAACTACAGTACCAGCAAGATTCGCAGTTGCTTTATATGGTAAATTGTTTATTAGAACAAATGGAGATCTTGTATATCCAGTTCCTTGATTGTTAACAGTAATCTTGGTTATACCACCAAAGAAAACACTATCTTCATGCTTATGACTGTAAGCAATAGTACCATCAACAAATACACCTATATCCTTCCTCACAGTAGGATAAACCTCTGTTGTGGTGATTGGGTGCTTTCTTATTGTACGAAGTGTTGGAAGGTCACCTGGTGTCTTAGCAGAGTCTAATGATTGATTATAGAATACAGTCCTATCTAATGGGAATCCACTAGTACAGAAATAGTAATTATTTTCATCAGAAAATATCTGTTGTATACCAGGAATAGTATCAGTATTCTGATTTAAAGTCCTAGTATCTCCAGATTGAACAGTAGATGAAGATGATGGGAACATCCATCTGATAGTATTATCAGATTTCTTAATTATGGGGTCAATTGTATCAAATCCAGAATCTTCAACAACAACAGTCTCACCTTCAATACCATATGGTGTATTTGTATCTGGATTTAGATTGTATACAACACCAAGAGGAATAAGTTCTACACCATTTCCAGTAACTTTCTTATTATCATATAATGCAGTTCCTATACTATGAGTTTGTGAAGAGAATCTACTCTTAATAGTAAACTGCCTAATGGTTTTACTCGAATATTCAATTACTTCACCACCAATAAAGATAAATCCTTCCTTTTCCCACCCAAAAGTAGAATCAACTTCAATCTTTGAACCAACTTGATGTGATGAAGTAATCTCCTTAGTTAATTTTGTTTTATTAGAAACACTAAAAGTATTGTTAATACTAGATCTAGAAAGGATTAATTCCCATATCTGATCTCCATCTACAGTCTGCTCTTTCTTTACATTATCTACAACAGCAGAAGCATAATTATCTCCTGTCTCTGTAATTACCTTACCAACCAATGTTAATGGATCACCATATACGGAAACTACCTTAATAGCATGTACATTACTCCAATCTGATTCAGATGCTTTAAGTGTTGTATCTTTTGGATAATAAACATCAGTATCATCGCTACTGACTAATGAATTAAAAATAAACTGTATAGAACGCTTAGTTCCCTTCGCTTTGTAGAAAGAAGAGATATTCTTAATAAGAACTCTCTTATCGATCTCACCACGTAAATACTTTTCTGGGATACCAGCAAGAAATTCTGACTCAAAACTCGTTAAAAGAGCATAAAGAAATAGATTAGTTAGGTTCTGTACTTTAGAACCTGCTATATGAGTAGTTGCAGTAGTAGAAACAAAGGTAGACTCGTTGTACAAATCACCAAGTGAGGTTGTACCACTTACTCCTCTATAAACATTAGTAAATGAATTATCAGTCTTTGACCCATAGAAAAATATCTCATCATCAATCTTTGCTAATCCCTGATCAGGAAAACCAAGAGTATCCTCAACACTAATAGTAGTCTCTGAGATCCCAGTTACTGCAAGGGTTTTCGAGGATGAATTTAAGATATCTAGATCATAAAAATTAATATCTCGATACTTAGTCAAATTCGCAACAATATCCAGAACTCCACCTCTAAGTTCCTGTTGAGCATAATATGCTTTTAAGAACTTAGCAAAGTACTCATAATCGTCTAATATAAATTGAGGGAGTTGACTCTCAACTAATGCGGATATAGATCTAGTCTTTAGGGTCATTCTGGGACTGCACTAAATTTGGACTTTGCGATATCAACGTCAAGATATAGTTCTCGAACTGCATTTATATCTCTAGATGCAGGTTCAACACGAACTTCTATCTTATTATCACTAAAACTACCCTTAATAATGGTCAGGTTATATAATTTAATTTCACCGTGCTTATAATCGATATCACCCACACCCTTTACCAGGTATACCTTCTCACCAGTAAGAGAATTCAATCTATATAGGTCTATTTTACCAGCCTTATCATCTTCCAAGTATACTGTGAAGGATGGATACTCACTAACTATAAATCCAGTAGATCTCATAATGGACTCATCACAAGAATCCTTAAACTGGTTAACGAAACATAATTCGTAATAATAAGTAGAATTGAGTGTTGGATAAAAGTCTTTTCTTAAAGTTACGTTTGTGATATTTGATGTAATAGCAGTATCTGACCCATCAATTACTGAAGCAAACTTACTATGACGGAATTTACCGTTAAACTTCTCAGTTTCAGAAGAAGCGATATAGTCTTCTACTGCTGTAGTTGCTTTATTCTGAATTTCTGCCTTAGATAATGTAGTTTTAGATGTCTTGTAACTAATAGTAGAATCTAATTCAATATAAAGAATAGATGGATCTACAATTACTGGAGTAACAGAAGCAATAGTATAATCTTTCAGTTCTTTAACAATTTGCTGTTTCGTGTAGGTAGAAAGAGAAATTGCATTCTGTGGTTTAACAGCAACCTTAACTTTACCATATTCAGGTGGATTATCTTCTTCACCACCAAAAGTAATAATATCAGATATACCAGGATAAATTTTTCTAACTACAGAGGCATAATCTGCTGAGGTAACTGCTCTATCTTGCGAAGCAAATGCCTTAGGAGCAGACTTTTTAATAGATGATAGACTTTCTATAGTTGCACCACCTTCAGAAGCACTGACGGTTGTTATAGATGTTGTATAAGGGAAGTTACCACTACTAGCTTTATCGAATATAATACCAGAGAAACTAAAAAGTTTTGCTCCATTAGTATTTACAGTAGACGTTGTTAAGTAAGAGATCTCAACAAAATTACCATTAGATAATTTCTTACCAAATACACCGTCACCAAAAAAGATCTCATAATTCTCATCTGTTGTTTCTTCTACAAAAAATGCTTCAGATGAATTAGTCAATTCTAAAATATTATCTGCTGCTGTATATGTTTGATACGCTGTATTGCCTTCTGCCTCATATACACGCACACGAATAGATGAAACATCTAATCCTACATTAGGAATGATGAATTTTTGATTCTTTAGTGCTGTATTGATAGTATATGACTGGGTTAATAGAGTTCCTTCGTAAATATCTAAATTTGCCCATGTTGCGACACCATTAACTAGAGGTGTCTCTGTATCATCAACTACAACATATTGATATAAAGTATCATCAAAATTTGTAACAAACCCTGTTCCTTTCTTTAACACTAAAGTATCAGGTGTTGTTCCAGAACCACCACCATAAGTTACTGCAAGATTTACTGTTGCTTTAGGTGAAGCAGCAGATCTAGGTCTATAACCAATTTGCTTTGCTAACGCTACTACATTATCACGAACAGTAGCAGAATCGAGAAACATCTCATTTACCACCATATTGGTGTTAAATGCAGTGTAATACGTATTATAAGCAAGAACATCCAGCAGATTGCTGATAGCAGAACCTGAGAAGTCGTAATCAGTGAATTCAGAGTTCGCTCGAAGATAGTCTATTAATGACGTTTTAATCTGTGCAAAGTCTAAATTCGCTACTTGCGTATAAGGCATTATCGTGTACGGTTAAGGAAGAACTCAATATTATAGGGAGGTAGATCATCTCTACCAGTCACTCTAAAAGCTAAGTGTACCTCAAATCCGTTCTGGTCAAAATCAGGCATTACTGATAATTCAATAATGCTTACCCTAGGTTCATATCTGACCAAACAATCACTTATAGCATCCTGTATTAAACCAGCAGTACCAAAATCCAAGGACTCAAAGAGATACTTCTTTACGTCCGATCCGTAATTTCCATCATATAATCTTTCACCTTTATTAGTCAGCAGAATGCTTAGTACCGCTTGCTTTACGGCAGCATCTTCCTTCTTCACAAGGAGGTCATCTGTGATCTTATTCCTTGTAAATGAGAATGCTAAGTCCTTAAATGGAGTGATTGACGGCATTCACGCAGATTTGAGTGTCAGTTTATTTAGACAAGCTTGGTCATAGAAGGGTTCATCTTAGCTTGATGAATGTCCATCGCCATTGTTATACGTACATCTTCACCTTCATATGGTAGTGTCCAATGCGGAATCCTTGCGTCAAAAAACGTTAATTGACCTTTTTTATTCTCAAACTTCTCTCCATCATAATATGTTCCACCTGAAGGATCTCCTCCTATAAAAATATTACATGCTGTCCATGTGGGAATATGGTGTTGATCCTTATTAGGAGCATGATGTTGATGAGGTTTAATCTCTTCCCCATTCCTAAAGGTATTATACCAACATTGAAACCACCTTCTTCTACCAAATAAGGTCATCAACTTAGGTTTTAATATTCCACCAATAGTAGAACAATATTCTAATCCGTTGTAGTATACAAATCTACTTGTTAATGAGTCCTTGTTTGTACCATCATATCTACCTTCACCCAATGCCTTTATTTCTGGTTCCAAATGAAGAATTCTATTATAGATTGTATCTGATTCCTCTTCAGTGAGAAAATCTACCTTATAAATCATATCAATTTAAACCACGTGGAGTTGTCCTTTGATGTACGCACATCTATACCCATAGTTACTCTAACTTCATCATAAGGGTTCTTAGGAGCAAAATGTGCTATGTTGGAAGGGAATACTAATAGATCTCCAATAACATTCTCCTTTTTCTTTCTAGCAAACCATGTCCCCACATCAGTAGGTCCAGAAAGAAAGAGAACACAGCATACCCATTCTTTGAATTGCTTATGTTCTCTTCTATTAGGATCTCTATGATTATGTTCCTTAACACCATCACCCTTGTAGAAAGTATTTGCCCATGCTTGAACATACGCATTTCTACCAAAAAGAAGTTTCAACTTCGGGTGCATTATATCTTTGATTACTGGATTTGAGAAGATTGCATTTTTATGGGTTACACCATCGAGGTCAAATTCTTTTCTTTCGACCTTCTTGTAATCTAATACCTCTTGAGTGACGATTGAGCATTCTTCAGCAGAGAGAAAATTGCTAATTGTAAAAATATCACCTTTAGTGAAGTGTTCTGGTAATGGAGATTTCCAGTCATATTCGTAAGGATTATCGAGGTAATCAATTGATTCCCCATAGTAATTAAATTGAGAAGCCCTTTCTTTCGTCTGGTTCATAGTTGTCCCATTCATAAAAATCTTCCTTTTCTTTATTTACATCACGTTTTTTTGCCTTTCCAAGGTGAGAATCACTATCGCACTCGGTCATTAGTACTCTTTTGTTATCCATTCTATGCTATTGGGGTTAATGGTGGTTAAATTAAAAGAAAATGTAAGTCTCATAGACTCTGAAGTTTGTTTCTTAACTTCATGTTCCAAATAAGGTGGAAATAAGATGATGTCTCCATCATTCACTTCTGCCTCAAATGTATCTCTTGTTGCATTACCAATTATAGTACCTTCACAACCTCTAAAACGTAAAGTCCTATACAATGTACTAGGTGGATAGAATGTTGTAGGGGTAGCGTTCTTATTATAATAGACTCCACTCAAAAAGGTATTAGCATGTGCTGAGACATGATCGTGCCTTTCTTGGTTTTGTTCCTCGTGGTAAATATTGTACCAAAAAGCACCCATTTCAACAGGAGGTAATCCGTTCTTAATGAAAACGTCTCGTATAGACCCCATAACGTCCCTCTGAAGGCGTTTGTTTACCTCATCAGGTACATATGGGTCATTTTCACCAGTAAAGGGGTAAGAACTATTTACAGAACAGTTCCACCCCTCAGGCGTTCTATCCTCAGACTTTGGTATATCCCTAAAGAAATACTTTTCGTGCTTTGGAAATCTAAACTTAACGATTGGAGTCGGAAATACTTCTATTACGGAAGCATTCGGAGTCTTCGGCGTTTTACTCGCTTGATTCCTCTGGGTTGTATTTCTCACGTTCATCAGTATCTATGTTGCCATCCTTATCATCATCCCAATCGGAACGATATTGAAGGTTTCTGGGTTTCCCCACTGTATATGCAAATTCAGCCATTACTTTCTCCCTTGTCCTCGGTAACGTTTCTTAGCTCCATTTCTAGAGCTTGCACTATATTTAGTATGTTTACCTTCTCCTTGTCGTGTCTTCTTCGGTTTGGATTCCATTTTATCCACACCGCTAAAAGATCTAATCGCCATTTGGTATTATGCTATGTTACTCTATAATTATACCACACTTTCGGAGAAATACCATCCATATTCCCCCAAATTCTTTTCTCTCTCATCGTAGCACAAGCATCAAAAGCAGCAGCAACCCTACATTGACCTTCATAAGGTGGAACCCAATGCAAATATTGGGAGGGAAATAGAGTGAATTCTCCAAATTTGTTCGGTATACCGACTTCTTCACCATTAATGATGAACATCGTCTCTGTAGGGACATCCGAACCTAGATAGAGATTACCACTAACTGTACCCATTGATACTGCATCAGTGTGACTATGCTTCTGTACACTTTGACCAGTTCTCAATATATTTGCCCAACTCTTAATTTTAACTGTTTCTCCTTTCTTAAGTTGCCAATAATCAGAAAGAATACGTTTAAGAAAAGGAAGACCATGACCTGCCCATGCTTCAACACCTACAAATAAATTATAAAAATGCAACTTACCTAGAGTTTGATTCTCAGGGTAATTGAAAGCACTCTTACCTAATCCAAGAATAATATCCTCGGAATCTAACAGGGCATTTCTCATTATTTGAGCATCATCGTCATCTAATTGATAATGCTTAATTCCAAAATCAGTGTAATTCACGATAAGACCACGCTATAGTTGTACGTAACTCGTCAGTGTTAATATTGGGTGCTTGACCGTAGTGTGGCCAATCAGCATGTACCAATACCCCATTATTCGATTGATAATCAAAAGAATAACTCGCAAGATCAGTAAATACACGAAATCCACCGTCCCATCTCTTATCCCACTTAGTATTACTAAAATATACAAAAGTATAATGATCATGATCGGGAAAATCGATATGAGCACTACCTTGTTGATTAAGAGTTTGACCGTTAACGTTAATACGTATTAATTCGTTCCTACCAATATGCTGTTCTGCCTTTAAACCTATCTGTCTACCTGCATCCTGAAAAACAACATTCTCTTCTTGATATTGTTTCCAAAACTTCCTACTACCAGGAGTAGATTCATTATGTAAGAACCATCCAGTCTTTTTTATCTCATCATATAATTTTCTATGCAATTGAAGTGGAAATACACTCTCAATTGTTATTGGTTGTTTCATTAGGCAAATTACGATTAAAATTCCAATAAGAAAACTGATTATACCATTTAAGCAGTTGTGAGGCAGTCATCTGTACAAACTTCTCAGCCCATAAGAATGACCATATAGCAAAATCAAGGAGATTTTTAGGGTATTTCATTATTATCCAACCATAACGTTAGCAGATTGACTTGAAGGCATTAAAGTGATGTTCGTAGTAACATTTAATTTATTTCCAACAACTGCTGGAACCATTCCATTAATTCTTACAGTACCAGCACCAACAATAACTTGTCTTGGACTTGTACATGGAGTAGGTGATGATGTACATGTCATTCCAGCAGCAGGAGGCATAGTATCAGTTTCTAGTATTGGAGCAAGAGAATTAATCCTTACAGTTCTTGCTGCTGAACCTGGGCTTGCTACAACTGTTGGGGGAGTTACACAAGGACAAACACCACCTGAGTCAGTAGTACCGTTATAAATCTGGGCGAATCCTCTAGCCATTTTCCAATACCTCTAATCTTTGTTCTACTTCTGTGAGTCTATTCCCATGATTGCTACGGGGAGCTTTGTGGGAATCTTTCTCAAGTAATTGAAGTCTTTCTTCTATACTATCTAGGTACTTATCAATCCTTATGTGTTTCTCTGCTCCTGGTGGCCTGTACATTAATTGTGGCCTCTGAAGCATTGATATCTGGTCTTGGAGGTGTGCTATCTGCTCGTTGATGTTTAGAATAGGCACTTGCGGAGGCTGCATCGAAGTAGTCACAGAACTGGTCGAAGTTTTCAAGTGCTTCTTCATATGTCCAACTTTTTGGGTCATTTTTTGTCACGGAAATTTTTTTCGATTTTATGGAAAGGGTTTTTCGATTTTGAAATTGGTCGAAATATTTATATGTCGTTGGGAAACGTTTGTAGACTAAATGTACGCTAGGAGTCCCATCGCTCGGCACACGGGGGCATACAAAAAAGGGGCAATTTAACTGCCCCGTGTGATCAGATGCACCTGTCTTCAAATCGTTCGTAAACTAGTTTGTCGATTTGATCTTGGGTCATGCTCAGTAAATCAGTTCTGAACTCTTCGAGGATTTCAAGGTAGCAATCCTCTAGAATGGATTCGTGGTGTAATGTGCTCATGCTTCAACGTCCATCCATCTGAATTGTGAAATTGTTCCGACTCTCCAAATGGTAACGGGTTCGCCTAGTTCTTGTGACCAGTTGAATGCCATGTCTGCTGCTGCTTCAAATCCTGTAGCAACGAATTCGCAAATCATGTCGTTGAATTCACCTGTTGATTTTGGTTGGATTGCCCAAGTGGTCATGCGTTGGATCTCCTTTGTGTTTACTCTTATATTATACATGGGTCACCCTGCAAATACAATGGTAGGTGACGAGTCCTTAACAAATTGTTGTACTTTGTCCTGCTGTATTTTGATTACGACCTGACTGTTCTTATTTGCTTTGCTTAGTCCCATGAATGCACGGATGCCATTGTTGCTAGTGACTCGAACACGTAGACCAATATCAACATGGCAGCGGTCACCGTTGAATAAAATCTTGGCACTACTCTGACCTTTGCCCATTACTACCTCGGCATGATATCCCTTTGCTAATAATTGTGCCAAGGGTGTGCGTTCATGGTCTATAATATAAAGGCAGTTCGTTTCACTATCTGCCACTACCAGTTTGAATCCGTCTTGCTTTGCGTGTACGTGTTCCTGGAGAAACTCGGTGATCTGCTTTGGGGTAATGCTTTCGAGTGCTTTTTGGCAGAGAGATCCAAATTTCTCACGCCTCTCAAGAACTTCGCTATCAACGTTGACGCTGTTGTCAATAGTGCGAGATCTCCAAGCGTTACACTCTGAGGTGAATTCTTTAAATAGGGTTCGGTTGACGAGGGCATCGGTTTTAGATGTGTTGACGTAATCGAACGACCCATTGCGAAGACCCTTTTTTCTTTTGATTGAAATAGGGGTGCTACCTGCCATTGCATCTGCTTTATTCTTTGTCCCTCCAAGATGAGTGACAGGACTATCGAAATAATTACGATTGTTGAGAAGTTCAATGACAGCATGTTCATTAGCAATGCCTTCGTAGTGGGTTGATCCGTTGGTTTTAAACATGATAGTAGAGTGATCGACACTCAATA